GCCAGCGTTCATTACTTCCACAGCAAGGATAACCCTTTCGGTGGCTACGAGCGAATTAAGGAGACACTGGTGGGGAGGCCAAGGGAGGAGATCCTAATTCGTGCGTACGGGGTTCCGGTTAAGTCCCACGCCACCAAATTTCCGAAGTTCAATAAGGAGGTCAATGTTGTATCGCCAGATAAGATTCCGACTAGTAATGTCACGCGTTATCATATCATTGACCCTGCTGGATCGAAGAACTGGTTTATGGGTTGGATTGCCGTGGATGCGTCTGGCACATACTGGGTTTATCGTGAGTGGCCGGGTGTCGATGTAGGCGACTGGGCTGAGTGGAAGGGTGGAAAGTGGATGCCGGGGCTTGGAGCTAAAGGCCAAGGTTTTGGTATCCGTGACTATATAGACTTGATTGCCGATCTGGAGGGTGACGAGAAGATCTTTGAGAGGTTGATCGACCCTCGCCTTGGAGCGGCAAAGTACCAGTCTGCGGATGGGGCGTCGAGTATTATTGAGGACTTGAATGATGCTGGCATGGTTTGTATTCCAGCCCCAGGGTTAGATATTGACGATGGACTACAGGCACTTATTGGCAAGATGTCATGGGATACGACTAGACCTGCAGATTCGGTCAACCGACCACATTTCTATGTCAGTTCTGAATGCGAGAATATCATCCAAGCTCTGAGCGAGTACACAGGTGATGGAGGATTAAAGGAGGCATGGAAGGATTGTGTGGACATTTTAAGGTACGCCGCTATTGCCGGAATAGATCATGTTGACGAAACAAGAAATTTTGCTACAAGACAGGGAGCAGGAGGCTACTAATGGACAACCTAGAACAAACCCAAGCATTCAGTGATACTCTTGATACAGCTATTGATAGATTCACTCAAGAATTTGATTTGAGTTATGCGTCCGTCATTGGCGTACTTGCAATGAAAGCTATTGAAATCACCATCCAATCATCACTTAATTATGAAGACGACAACGAAACCAGCCGTTAAACGAGGCAGACCGCCAAAAGCCAAGCCAGTAGTTAACGATTCCTCCGTGGAACCTCAAGATAATACTACTTATGAGGGGGATTATCTAGTCATTAGAACATGCCCAAACCCACACTGGGTCATGGTTCGTATGGATGGTGAGGCAGTCCCAGTTAAAGCTCCACCTCGGGTTTCGCACAAACTAGTTGGCAAACCTATAAAAGTTGTTATGATACGCCCAGAAGTAGGCGAGCAGTTCTACGAATACATGCCATCATGAGCGCACCAACAGAAGAGCAAGAAGAGTCGATGATCTACGCCGAGGACGGCCCAAATGTCATGGCGTTGGCTGATGCCTACGACAAATGCCTTATTGATTTGGATGAATATTTCGAGGCTTGCTTGCGCTCGTATGATGACCGCCGAAACCTTTGGGAAGGCAAGTCTGACGATCTCCGCAAACAAGGCGCAAATGCCTTCCCTTGGCAGGGAGCAAGTGATATTGAGGTTAATGTCGTCGGGGAGCGTATCGACGCATTTGTGGCCATCCTAGACCAAGCATTGCAGCGTTCCCACATCAAGGCGTTTCCAACTTCGATGGCGTCTATGCCACGGGCCTCGATGGTGTCTGGATTCCTCAAGTGGATGCGCTCCACATACATCCCGAACTTCCGTCAACAGATGGAATTGGGTGCTAATTATCTGCTAGAGAAGGGGTTGATGGTGTCATATGTCGGATGGAAGCGTGAAAAAAGGACATATTTACAACAGGTATCCATCGAGGAAATCGCACAAGTCTCCCCTGATCTAGCGGAACTTATTGTTAGTGGTGCTGACGATCAGATGGTATTTGGCATGCTACAAACAGCATTCCCAGATCTTTCTGACAAGCGTGCAAAAAAAGCCATTATGGATCTTCGTAAGAAAGGTCTGGCTGAAGTATCAATTCCTCGTACATCGGTAGATTGCCCAGTAGTTTACTCATGTGCCCCCGATGGCGAGGTGCTTTTCCCAGCATATGTTACCGATCCTCAACGCGCACCGTATGTCTTTTGGAGGACATTCATGACTGCGCAGGAGCTGGAGAAGAAGGTGGCTACCGAGGGCTGGGATGCCGACTGGGTTGAGACTGCCATTGAAACTCTTCGTGGCAAGGATAGCATGTACCTAGACGGGGAGAAGTTAAAGACAATCGACCGACTTCCCATTACGGATGACAATGACCTTGTGATGGTGGTGTATGGCTACCAGCGTCTAATTGACGAAGAGGATGGTTCTGAGGGCATCTACTGCACGGTCTTCCATCCAACCACCGAAGGCTACGCCAAACACGAACTTCTTAATGGCTATGACGACTACCCCTTTGTGGTTACGCGTCTATCGAACGACCAGAAGCGCATGTACGAAACGCAGACCTTCTCGGACATCCTCCGTGGAGCGCAGATGCAAATCAAGACCGAGCGCGATTCTCGTATTGATCGTGCTTCTCTGGCTACTCTGCCTCCATTGTTGCACCCTGCTGGCCGTCCGCCCTCTGATTGGGGGCCAGGAGTAAGGGTTCCGTATCGTCGCCTTGGTGAGATCCAATGGGGGCCACCGCCTCCAGCTGACAACGGTTCTGTTGAGGTTGAGGTTTCCATGACCGCACAGGCAGACCGCGCTGTTGGTCTGGATATGTCTAATCCAATCTCTGCTTCACGCCAGCAATTCGTGGTGTCCAAGTTTTTGGATCATGTCCGCGATGTACTAAATATGGCGTGGAAGCTCTATCAGCGTATGGGGCCGGATGAGGTGTTCTTCCAGGTGACTGGCAATCCAAATCCACAGGTAATGACCAAAGGTTCTGCTGATGAGAACTTCAGCATCGTGGTGAATTTTGATTCACAGAGCAACGACCCAGAGACTGCTGAAACCCAGCTCAAGAACATGGTGTCATTGGTGCAGCTTGATCGCAATGGCATCATGGATGTGAATAAGTTGCTTGAGTTCACGGCATCTAGCATCAATCCAATCTTTGCTGACTATGTCCTACAACCCGCCGAGGAAGCTCAACAGAAGGTCGCCAAGAATGTCACAGATGACCTTGCTAAGATCTTCGCTGGTATCGAGGTTCCTGCCCAGCCTAATGGCGCACAGATGGCAATGCAGATGATTCAAGCCTATGTCCAGCAACCCGATGTGGCGGCTCGCGCACAACAGGACGAGGCGTTCGCGGCACGACTCCAGAAATACAGCGAACAATATTCCTTTCAATTACAGCAAATGCAGAACGCGGAGATTGGTCGCATCGGCACAGCTCCAGCTCAAATGGGCGGAGTAATGACTCAAGGAATGCAACAAGGATAACTTATGAAAAAAGGTAAATCAAATGGCTGCGGCCACGAAAAGATGGAGCGTAAAGGCAAAGGTAAAGGGAAAGGCTATGTCGAGATTGAGATCAAGATGAGCCGTGCGCCCAAGAAAGCTGCTAAACGCAAGTAAGCCATGAAAGCCAAAATGATCAAACGAGCAGATGGTTCCATGTCCAAGCGTGGGCTATACGACAATATCCGTGCCGCCGCAGGTTCTGGAAAGAAGCCTACCAAGGAAATGCTCAAGCAGGAACGCAAGATCAAACGCGCAGAAAAGCGAAAATAACACTATCCTAACAAGGTCATTTATCTCCCCCGCTTGTGGGCTTGGCCCGTCCTGCAAAGCTTCAAGGAGATGACGGTCATCGGATTCCAAATCCGCTTCCGAGTTAACGGGCCGCCAATCTAACACCACTATGACACCAATACCGAAACCAAGCATCCAAGTAGCCGTAGAAGCCCTCCGTGACCGAGAGGAATATGCCGCTATCCTTCAATTTATCCACGATGAGCGTGAGAAGTTCTTTGGTGATTTCCGCCAAGCAGAATCATCGAATGATGTGATGAAGCTCGCAGGAAGCATCTCTACGCTGGATGAGCTGCTCTCAGTCTTGGCTTGACATTAAAGCATAAAGCGTACATTGTTCATTCGTTATGATGAATCGACAAGGACTTAATAAGGCTGCATCCAGCAAGATCCAATCAATGGGTGGCATGGGTGCAATGAAAACTCAAGCGGCAAAAGGCATGCCTACAAGCATGTTCTACCGACCAGCCATATCTCAGAACAAGGCTCGCGGCACAATGTCATCAGCTACATATAAGCCGATGGGAGGAATCTGATCTATTGACAAACCCGCTAGAATAGTCTAAGCATTCCCCGCATTCAACTTCGGTTGGTGCGTTTTGTTTCGTTTATCATCGTTTCATAGTTTGGGTTCTCACCCTCGGTAGATTAAAACCCTGCCGAGGGTGTTTTCTTTATGCCATTAGAACTATTCTCTCTTTAGCATCTTGCTCGGCAATATTATCGTACATGTCGTGGATCGAATGCATGTACTCAATGTCCTCAAGCTCCTTGCCTAATGGCCTAATCCTATCTGGGTGTCTTAGCTTCCTCAATGCCTTTTCTTTAATCTGGCGCACCCTTTCTTTTGTTATTTCAAGCCTACGACCTAACTCAGAATCTCCAATCTCCATGTTCTGTAGGATGTAGATCTCCCTGCTGTCAAACCCAGACTCAAGGACATCACTCCAAACGCCGTCCAAGTATATTCTGCAATCGCTAGGTAAATTGCTGGCGTTCTGCGCTGCCTTTAGCTTCCTTTTGAGTTCCCTTTTTTGGAGTTCAAAGTCCTCGATGTTGCCCTTAACCGTGTCGATTATCTGCTTGATCCTAACGATCTTGCCCTTCTCGAACTCAATTTTCCTGTCTACTGATCTGATTTCCTTCTGTACTTGTTCTGCATTCATAGCGTTTCGAGGCTCATTTTATAGGGTGTTTTGTAGCGTTCAAGAATAATTTGAATTATTTTGCATGATGTATGGCATCACCAACGGTTAAATTGACTTACACTTGACTTACACTTGTGACCTTTAATTAAGACAGTCACCTCGCTTACGCTCGATCAAACTTCCCTCCGAGAGGAAAAAGACATACCGACCTCTTAGGGCTGTAATTACAAACCCTATGATTCGTGGTCTACCATGTGGAACCCCTATTTCTAGAGACCCAATTCGGTTGTGCGCTCTTCCCCCCGCTTCGGATTAAAGCCTGTAGCGGACGCTGGATGATAGGTCGGAATCAGAGCCAGCCGCGAGCCTAATGGTAGTGAAGTATTCTCATACCCCTTTGCCCGCCCTAATGGCTGTCTCGTTCCACTAGGAACTGACCTTTAAAAGAGCAAAGGCCAGTACGAAAGACGGGGGAATCTCGTACTAGCCTTGCGGCTAAACCTTTATGGCTTAGCGAGGAAGATGTTGACTTAGACCCCCGTCTGTCGTCAACGCAAATAATGCATTATTTCTCTGTCTCGTCAATAGGAAATTTTGCGTCAAGTCTTGTGTTAAATTTAACCCATTATTTGTCACTGATTCAGTCAAGCGAACCACGAATTATCTCTGGCGTTATGTGTCAAATCAAAGTTTGCAGATTGAGGTAGGGTTCGATACATTACTAAGTTAATCAAGTTACTTGACATTAACTGCAGACAATGCTTGACTTCGCTCAACGCTACCGCAGAGCGAAACTTGCGCACAAAATGACTAACAATACCAATCAAGCTAACGCCGAGGCTGAAGAATCGGTGACAGACAATCTCAGTTTCGAGGAGCTTATCGCTCGGAGAATTGGGGAAGCAACTGCACCAGAGGAGACTGAAGAGGAACCCCAGGATACCGAGGAAACCGAAGAAACCGAACCTGTCAGTCAAGAAGACGAGGAGGAGGTGGAGGAAACCGAGGAAGAGTCCGAGGAGGAATCAGAGGAAACCGAGGAGCAGTCAGACATAGACCTGTTGAATCTCTCGCCGGAGCAGATCCAAGAGCTTGCCAAAAAAGGTAAGAGTCGCCTCCTTCAACGGATTGGTGAACTCACCGCCCAAAAGCGAACCTTAGAGGAGAAGCTCGCGGCTCAACCGCAGATGACTCGTCAAGTCGAAGAGAACGAGATTCCAGAGGCAATCCGTAAATTGGATAGCTTCGAAAACCTCAAAGAGTTCTACGACGAAATGACGAAGACTCTAGAGTCAACGGACGAGATTTTGGATGAACACGAAGACTACGGCCCAGATGACATCATCACCGTTGGCGATAAAGAGTTCACCAAGCGTCAAATCCGCAAGGCCAACAGGAACGCTAAAGAGGCACTGACCAAGTACATTCCAGCCCAACAGCAACAGTTGATCAAAGTTGCCCAGTTCGGTGAGATGTCTAAGCAGTACTCCGAGGCAGCACGGAAAGAAGTTCCAGAGATCCAAGACGAAGAGTCCGAGATCGGAAAGAACTACAAGGTGCTAGTCGAAGACCCCCTAGTTTCCAGAGTGAAACGCGAAATTCCAGAAATTGGGATGCAAATTGAATACATTCTTGCTCATGCGGCAAGGTCTATCTTTGGAAAGAAAGCTAAGGCTATCCAAGCTGGAGCTGGGAACAAGTTGAAGGTGTCACCACCCGCTTCCCCAGTTGGATCTGGTTCGGCTAAGTCTGGCTCTAATGCCAAAGCAAAGGTCAAAGACGCATACAGCAGGTTTGAATCGACTGGTTCGGTCGATGATTGGGTTGCCTCACGAATCGCTAAGTTAAAATAACCTTTATTAAATCACTATTATGAGTATCTCGAATACCTATCAACCAAATGCGCCCCAGGCCAAGCTCGGCACTGGTTCCGCTATCTCCAACCGCGAGGATCTCAGCAACGAGCTGACCCTCCTTGCCCCCGAAGAAACCCCGCTCCTTAGCCTTTGCGCCAAGGGTAAAGCAAGTGGTACTTTCAGCGAGTGGACTGCCGATGTTCTTTCGGCTCCTTCGACTGCTGGTATCTCTGAAGGTACGGATGTTACTGCCTTTGATGACAAGTTCGCTAGCCGCGCTCGTCTTGGCAACTACACTCAAATCTTCCGCCGCGACTACATCGTGTCGAACCTGCAACAAGCCGTTAGCTCTGTTGGCCCCGCCAATGTTGCTCAAGCTGAAGCCAAGTCGATGCGTGAACTGAAGCGCGATGTCGAGGCTGCTATCTGCTCGGACAATGATCGTTCCGTTGAGAACGGTGCTGGCACTCCATACGCCCTCCGTGGCCTTGGTAACTGGCTCAGCTCGTCTGGCCCTTCGGATGTTCCTGCCGCTTATCGTACGCCTTCGGATTCGATCCTTACGGCAGCTCCTACCGACACGACCTTCAATAACATCATTGCGTCGATTTACACTGTCAATGGCGAGGCCAATAACCTCACCCTTATCGCCGGTGTTGCTCTCCGTAAGGTGATCTCGAACTTCCAACGCTCGTCTGGTCAAGCTACCAGCCCTGCTGAAGCTGTGTACACCATCAACCAAGATGCTTCGAGCAAGAAGATTACCCATGCAGTTACCCTGTATGAGTCTGATTTCGGCATCGTCAATGTTATCAATGCTAACCCAGCTTGTATGCCAGCCTCGACTCGTGGTTATGTGGTGAATCCGAAGTATCTCGGTTTCAACACCCTCATTCCGATGGGTTCAACCCGCCTTGAGAACCAAGGTGGTGGCGAGCGTGGTTTCGTGGACATGGTTGGTACGCTTGTTTGTAAGCACCCTGGCGCACACGGCAAGATTGCTTACACCTAATCGCAACTAAACACTAAAGAAAGAAAATATTATGCCACAACTCGTTAACCAAGAATCGCGTGGTTTCACGCATTTCTTCCGTATCACTGGTACTGAACTTGCCACCACTGGTTATCTCACCTCGTCGGAGAAGCTGATCGCTTCCCTCCCCGCAGGTGGTATCATCACCAACGCAGCCGTTGTTGTTAATAGCGCACTTGCTGGTGCGTCTGACATCACGATCTCTGTTGGAACGGTGACTGGTACTGCTACCAACCTGATCGCTAGCACAGACCTCGACGCACTTACCAAGGTTGCTTACAACACTGGTTCAGCGGTCGACACGGAACCCGGCCTCATCAACAACACCACTGCAGCGATCCCTGTGTTCGCTCGTTTTGGTGGAACCGTTGCCAGCCTTACTGGCGGCGAATTTACGGTTGCACTTACGATCCTTGATCCGGGTGCTATCGCCTAATCCCTGATGGCGGGGGGTGGGTTCTACCCCCATCCTCCGCTTTCTTCAAACCAAACGATGATCTCTGAAGAAGCGATGACCGATGCGTTGGTGAAAGAGCTTTGCTCTGGTCGCCAGCTCATGGAAACAAAACAAAAATTCCGCGAGATTTCCGCAGCTCAAGAGGCTGACACTCTCCGTGGAGTTAAAACTGGCGCGTTGGGCCGAGCCGTTGCGGTTGTCCCTACGCATGAGTATTTCCTAATCCGCAACAAATATGGTGAAGACGCATGGCATGATCGTGAGTTTATCCGAGATTTCCAGAAGTTTCATCCCGAACTTTCCCCTAACGCTCTCTAATGCAGACCAGAACCTACGCTGACCTGTTCTCGCTGATCCAAGCCCTGTGCGGCGTGGTGTTCGCCAGCATCGAAACTGGACGCATTAAGGCACTAATCAACCGCAGGGCGCAGAGGGCGTACCGCTCAAGCAACTACTGGACGCGCTTCCTCAAGATTGGCGAGGAACGCTACCTTTCCAGCGACCCTATTGCCGCAACTGCTATCATTTCTGGTAGTGGCTACTTTATCGAAACCATTGGTGATACCGACTTCACAGCCATTGGTTCTAGCGCAAACACGGTAGGTGAGTACTTCGTCGCTACTGGTGCAGGAACTGGCACTGGTACTGCTCGCCCAGCCCTTGGCTATGTGCCATACTCTGAGACTGGCAAGAGCAGCGTGGACACCTTCCTGCGCTTCTTCAAGCAAGCTCCCTATATCTCCTCCTCCGTGCAGGAGTTTGACTTCACTGTGACCGCTGAAGGTGCGACTCTGGTTGCTGGCGACCTCAACCCATCTACCGCATTCCTTACCTACAAGGCGCAGTTCTCCGATACCTATGGTGATGGTGCTGGTGAGACATCCAGCGTCCCCGCAGAGTGGTTCCAGTACCTTGCTCATGGTACATACGCCGACTACCTCCGAGCTGAAGGACAGCAGGAAAAGTCGGCAGTAGCTGACGCAGAGGCTGAAGCACTACTTACGGAGGAACTTATCCGCCTCGACGAGAACAACACAAGCGGGTTTGTGAGCAATCGCATCCGCACTAACGCAAACATGCAACTTCGCTGGTAATATGCAATACGCTTACGCATATCAACTTAATGGAGCGCAGACATCTGGGCTAGACCCGTCTGCAAAGGCGTACATAAACACTATTGTTTCTGCTGGTGCTACAGTAAGTGGAAGTCAACGATCAGCAATTAACAACTTTTATAAGACAGCTAAATTAACAACATGGTACTCAAAGATTAAAAGACTTTATCTGCCAGTTTGGGGTGTTGCGTCACCTAATGCGGTTGACCTTATTACAACAACTAGCGGTACATTTGTTGGTGGGATTACACATGGTAACGGTTTTATCCAAGGAAACGGAACAAGTGGTTATTTTAATCCAAATGTTGCGATTGATACATTAGGTTATACAAATGCAGATAATTTTACTGGTGTATTAATTACATCTCCAGCGACAATTGATTCTCGTTATTACGGCGCGGAAACAGGTGGACTCATAATTAATGCTAGATCCACATCAACAAATATTAGTCCATTTAATTTTAATGTAAACGCAGCATTAAATATCACACAAGCAAACCAAACTGGGACATTTTACTCCCTAAGAACATCACAAACATTTGTCAAAAACGCGCTCGTAAAATCATCGGGCGAGACTTCCAACCAATCAACCTCCAGCGCATCTGGAACCCCCGCCGGAAATTGCTTCTTCCTTGCTCGTAATATGTCGGGTGCGGCATCAACTTTTTCAAATGCTAGTCTTGGGTTCATGTTTCAGGGCGTTGGATTTAACACGACACAAGCAACAGACTTTGTAGCGAGCGTTAGGAGTTTGTATGCAAATGTAACAGGAATCACCCCACCATGATCGGATTTGCAGTAAATCAAACAAAATCACAGGAGGCTAATGATAAAGTCGCATTAGCACAGGAGTCGCGTGGTCTTCCTGTGTTTTGGTTGCCGGGGCAGTACCCTATTATTGCTGGAGCTTACTCTGGCTTGGTGTTTGTTCCATGTGACGACCAGATCCTTGAAACACCTCTTCGTGGAAACCCACCACTAACTCCTGCCGACTTTCCAGAGTTTGCCAAAATCATTGATGATCTCGGTGGCATGTCTGCTCGCGTAACAATCTCCCCGTCTGACATAATTCCAACAGAATAATACACATATGAAAACAACCGCACTCGGTATTCTTACTATCGTCGCAACGCTCGCTAATGTTGGCGTTCAAGTCCTTAATGGTGGCGCACCCGACTTTATGGGCGCATTTGCCGCTGTCACCGCTGGCATCGGCCTCATCAAAGCTAGGGACAACAAATGAGCATGGATCACGCACGGGATGTGGCTCACGGCTTCGTGGGCAGTGTCGCTCCAGTCCTCGGCCTAGTTACCTCCCTCCAAGAGCAAATGGAGTGGGGGCTGCGTATAACCTCCCTCGTTATAGGCATTGCCGTAGGCTTGCTTTCCCTGCTAAAATTGATTAAA